TAAATATTCTTCCTCCTGTATATGTTCCTGTGTACCTAACTTTGACTGTTAAGGTAAATCCAGCATATAAGAATGCAGATGTAGTATTAGGTATCTACCAGGCTGTTCTTGGAACTGGTGGAATATTTGAGTACAGCAATAACTCCTTTGGAGCAAACATCCCTGTGTCTCAGCTTATCAGCACACTTCAGCAAGTAAGCGGAGTAGTATCTGTTGTACCTACTCAATTTAGTACAGATGGCTCAACCCCTTCTGCTGGAGTCCTTCCTGGTGACCTATCGTTGGCACCAAATCAGATCCCATTCTTAACTGCTACAAACCTAGTCATCAACGCTAGCGGCGGTATTTCATCCTAAGGAGGCAGTAAATGGCTAAGTACAATACCTCGATATATAACTCTGGGTTTAAATACGGCACGGCGTCTAATACAACAGCGTACTACAACGCTAACGTTGTTGCTACGGCTACAACCTATGGAACTGTATCTGTTAACTGGAGCACTATTACCTGGCCCGCTTCAGATCCAGCACCTACATACTGGATGCTTGTTAAAAGCTATACAAGTACTTTAGACAACCCTAATGATGGAATTAAATTGGCCGGAGGCCCATACTCATCTAGCGGTACTGGTGCTGCTGCTGTATATTTAGGTTATGGAGCTAACTATATAGATATTAACTATGATTCTATTGGAAAAGAAGCTAGCTATTCTATTTGGGTTTTTGACGGATCTATCTGGCATTTCTGTGGAGACAGCTACGCAAAAATTGTAGAAGACAAGGACTCTCTAGTTCAAATATCCTCTTGGATCCCAAGGGTTTGGTTCAATGACGCCGAGTCTCTTGACCAGACAGGCGTACCAAACTCCGGTAACACCGGCGATACCAACACCACTTTTTACAAGGTAATGCAGCAGTTTGCGTTTATGTACGATCTGTTTAGGACAGAGGGCGAACTATTAGCCAACTCTAACAACTTTTCTTACACCCCAAATGCATTTATTTACCCTAAGATCTTAGACTTTGGCTTTACCTATCAACCATCTTTGGGAGATAGCTACCATAGATCTTTGGCTTCTGCAGGAAATGTTATCTCTTCTTATAGGGGTCAACCTCTTGGCGTTAAGAACTATACCGTTGCGGCAACACACTTAGAAAACATGGTTACTACAGGTCTTAACCTTATGCTTACCTATAATGATTCTTCATTTGAAGAATCTCTTGGGGCTTGGAACGTAAGCAGCGGAACCTTTACCCAAAACACATACACCAAAGATTCTAACGGAAACTACACAGGTTCTTTCCCAGCAACACTGTACCCAACCACAATGGTTTATGACACCGCATTTCTTCCTAGAAGTACTGGGTATGCTAAACTAGCCACAGCGTCTACAACTCCTGTAACAATGTCCTTGCCTTCTTCAACTGCAGACGTAACCACCTATGGAATTCCTGTATCTGCCGGTACCAGCTACATTTTTAGCGGGTATATTACACATCAAACTGGCGGGGTATCAGCAACCATTACTGCCCAAATTGCTTGGTATACCTATACAGGTTTATATATCAGCACTACATCGGCTGGCCCTACAACAACCTCATCTACTGCTTGGCAAAGGTTTAGTACATATGCTGGGTTGGTAGGCAATACTGCCCCTATTAACGCTTCATTTGCTAAAGTAATCTTGACTATAACCCCATCAGCAGCAACAGCAACTAACTATGCTTTTGACTACTTCCAGTTAAAGGTAGCTAACCAATCTTTGTACTTTGAAGATTCAAGAACTATCCACGTTGCTATTAGGGGCGAAGGCGAGAACTACTTGCCTAACCCAGACTTTGAAAGTCCAGCGTCCTCTGTAACTCTTATCCCTACAGGTAGCCTGCATTCATGGGCAGGTTTAAATGGAACTCTTACATTAGATACAACAAACGTAGTTCACGGTAATTACTCAGCTAAATTAGCTGCTACCGCTAATGCAAGCAGCAGCGTATATGTGGGGTATGTAAGTGACTGGGTACCTGTTGATCCTGGAACTGTCTTTACCTTTAGTGCATATATAACAGCAGCAACCTCTCAACCTGCCTATGTACAGATTGAGTTTTCTAATCAACCTAGCTATCAAACCTCTAGTAATGGTAAGTCTATTATCCCGGTTAGTGGTGGAACAATCTACTCTGATGCTAACGGTCAGTACTACCCAACTACTGTTTACACCCAAACAAATAACGCTACTATCGGCACAACCACTACCCAACTTGGCGTAACAGCTATCGCACCCCAGTATGATCAAGACTCAGGAATGCCTTTAGCTAAGTGCTCTGTGTACTTCCCTAATGCAACAACTGGCCAATCATTCTGGATAGATGCAACCATGCTAGAACCATCTTCTACGGTAAACAACTACTACTCTGGAAATGGCGGGGTTACTCCTGCAGATCCTACTTCTGCTCCCTATCATAATATCAACAACTGTCTTTGGGAGACAAAGGTTATCTCTAACCTAATGTCTAATAGCTCTTTTGAAACCGATACCTCAGATTGGTCTGTAGGAACTGGAACAACTCTTACCAAAAGCTCCAGTGATAATGGATACACATTGGCTTATGATGGCAGCTCATGGGGTACAGTAACATACACGACTACTGGAACAATTACTGGAACGTACTATCTTTCTGGCACATCTGTTGGTGGAGAAGATGTCGTGGTATCTGCGTATGTTCGTGGTGCTGCAAATACCGCATACACATACACTATTGGCTCAAGCACATTTACAGTACCTGCTGCACAGTCATCTAACTGGACAAGAATTAGCACAGTTCAAACCTTGGCTTCCGGAGCAACTGCCGGTAGGGTTACTATTACTGGAACAGGAAGCACGTACTTCCACATAGATGCAGTTCAGGCTGAATACGGAAGAGTTCCTAATCAGTTCCTAGTTACCTCAAGCCCTACTGTTGCTGTACCTAATCCTCTAACTACTTCAAAGACTATTTGGTCTGCAAGGCGACAGAGTATTAACAGCGGTAAGGGAACCTACATCTATAACTATAGTGTTAAGGCTTCTCGTCTTAAGAATAGCATTGGATCTCTGGTAGCTTTAGGCAACACCTGGAGAATTGATTCTGGAGTTAGTACGCCGGGATATGCAGATCTTACAGGGTCGCTTGTTCCAAACTCTTCCTTTGAATCAAGCCTAGGTAACTGGACCGGAGTAAACTCAACTCTTTCTCGACAGGTTTCAAGAGGAATGTTGTTTGGAGACAACGTCTCTCATGGACAAGCTTATGCAAGAGTTCTAAGTGCGGGAACTGGATCTAGCTTTGGAATTACAACAGGAAACGTTTATATTCCAGGTAACACCAAACTTTACTTAGCTGTAGCAGTTCGTCCAGAAACTGCAGCTGTAGGAACGTTTACTCTCACAACCACTTTCTACAATACTGCCGGAACTGTTGTCTGGACTGCAACAACTAATGCTCCGACTAACACCCCAATTACTGCAAGTGTTACTCAGACAAATCGTTGGGCATACTTGGGAACCACCTATTATGCTTCTAACTTAGTCGGTGCTGCTTACGCAGTAATATCTGTCTCCTGTACTCCTACAGGCGGAAATAGCAACACTGTTGCTTTCGGAATTGACAGGGTAGTTCTTCGCCCCGTATACTAAGGGCATGACACAAATTATTATCTCTGGACTAGCCACAGCATGTTTGCTGACTGCTGTGGAAGGTCTACTAATCAATCTCGGTAAGTGGAGGGGCTTAACAGCTCTTATACTTTCTACTTTGTTTTGTCTAAACTTAGATACAAGGACAAAATATTTATTTGTGTACTCCCTAGCTTCAACTTTCTTAGGGCTTACGTTGTCATACCTTGTTGAGCAACTTTTTACGGGAGTAAATCCTAGAACGGTTCGTGGTTTGCCAAACCGTATACCTAGACGCTAAACTATAAGCAGGAGGGTAATATGTTAACACCAATTTCAAATCCTAAGCTTTCGCTTAGGGCCAGAGCTTTGTTCTACCATTTTGCAGAAAAGGGTAGGGTTATCTCTGCAGACGAACTTCGAGAAAGCCAAGACGTCATGGAAGGCCGTGACGCTCTTCAGGCTGCCATAAATGAACTCAAGGACTTTAGGTACATCAAGACCGTCCGTGTCAGAAATAATAACCAATGGATCTCTCAGCTTAAGTTTACTGATGAGGCTTTAAAGCTGATTTCTGTGAAACCCGGGTTTTCAGGGCACCTGTATATAGACAACTATATAGCTACTAATACTAGTAATAACATAGATATAACTTCTAACGAAGTTATATCTATGGGGGCGCAAGCGCCCCTTAAGGAGGAAGCAGTGGGTTGGAACCTTGATGGAGACGAAGAAGAAGCTCCGCTAACCAAGAGTCAACTTCGCCGCCTAGCAATCATGAAGGGCGAAGATATCGTTGGCGCTGTAGGTAAGCTTGAAGACCGTCAGGCTCGCCTAAACGCAAAATACAAGAAGCCAGTAAAAGCTCAGAAGAAGAGTCGAGATCGTATCAATACTCCAGAAGAGCTCTGGACTACGCAGGATTTGCTGGCAGAGTTCTATGACCTTGCCGAAAAGGCAGCCCCCAATATGACGGGCCAAGTAAATGGCAAGTACATCTCGACCTGGATTAACAAGCAAATTGGCGAAGGCACAGATCATTACGCTATACTGAAAGCAATCCGTATGTTCTTTAATGATCCTCGCAATCTCCACAACGTTGGTCAGGGCAAAGCTTTGTGGCAACGCTTCTTTGCTTACTACCCAACAATTCAAGCGCAGGTAAAGAACAAGACCGTTCTACACGAAGAAGACGATGACCTGATCTATCAGGAGAAGATGTTGAGACTACTTGGAGGTAAGTAATGTTTGATATCAGCAAGATTGCTCCAAGCATCAAGCAGCAGATCCTCAACTCAGGAATCCCACTCAAGCACATTGGCTTGGAGTTCTCAGATCTTGAGGATACTCCAGCATTGAGGATGGTACAGGTTTGGGTCAACCAAGTTCTAGACGGCCAAGTTGTAAAAAGCCTTGGAAGCCCCAACTGCGGGGTTGGGCTAGTGCTGGTGGGTAGTCCAGGTCACGGCAAGACTACTCTCGCCTCTACGGCCCTTCAGAGCCTGATTAGGGGTATCTCAGGGGAGGTCCTAGGAACACCTGGAAAGCTTCCAAAACGTGTAGGGGTCTTTATGGACTATCCAAAGCTCCTACGCCTTCAGAAGTCTCAATTTGACGAAATGGATGAAAATGTCCAACTCAAGTTAGACAGCATCTATGGGGACGCAGCCGGCGTTAATAACGTACCCTTCTTTGTACTGGATGACCTAGGCAAAGAATATAGGACGGCAAGCGGTTGGTCTGAGAATCAGTTTGATGCTTTGCTACGTTCTAGGTTTAACGCAGGGCTACCAACCATTGTTACAACCAACGTCCCGCTAAATCAGTGGGAGGGTGTCTATGGAAGTCCGATGGCAAGCTTTGCATCGGAAGCGTTTGTAGATGTTCCAGTAAAAGCACCAGGAGGGGATCGTAGAAAGAATGGATAAGACCATGAGCGACTGGCAAGCAACACAACTTTTCTTGTCTGATACTGGGGTCCACCTTGTAGACATTAACGTAGTTAGTACAAGACTGCGTTGCGATTGTCCTGGGTATTCTTCTCGTAATCAGTGCAAGCACGTAAAGTTTGTTCGCAA